CTTATCGGATGTCACCACCGGGCGCCGGGAAAAAAGCGGAAACTGGCCCGGCCAGATCCTGCAGATTAGTTCGGCGGGATTGGCGGCATCGGTCACCAGCGCGGCAACTGACAGCTCCGCACTGATCGGCAGTAACAAGCCCTATGCGGCGATGATGCACTTCGGCGGGGACAAAACTGAGTTCCCGCATCTTTGGGGAGATATCCCAAGCCGGCCGTTCTTACCGATGGACGCCGAGGGCGTCATCCAGCCCGAAGCAGAGGAAGCGATCCTTGAATTGGCCCTGCATCACCTGCGGAAAGCCGCACGACTGTAACGCTATCAGAAGGCCTATGGAGCCGTTACGGCTGCGGTGTATCGATCCCTACCATGGATAACCGCTGTAAACGCTTTATAAAGCCTCCAGCTATTGGAAAAAACGAATCCGCAGCGCGGGTTCAATAGTCTCGTTCAAAAAAATCGTTGATATCGCTTTCGAGCTGGCCGTCGATGACCTTCGTGTCTTTCGTTTTGACCATGACTTGTTCGATGGTGTGAACGACCAATGACTCAGGTACGAACTCAATCCCTGGGATAGCCGGTGTGCTTTCTAGGGAATACCAGCCGTTTTCGTCAGCAACTGGTGGAAGCGGCTCTGTCGAGATGACCTGGGAAAAAAACACTATGTTCTGGCCGCCCTCGTGTTTGTCCTGGGCAGACGCAAAAATAACTCCTTCAATCGGCGGCACGTGCTGCGTGGCAAGGTACTCAGCGATCACTTGCGTTTGAAGGTACTCATGCTCCTGATCGGGTACGACAGGATGGCTGATGATATTGTGAAAACTTTTCAGAAACTGTCGCCGCTCCATTTTTCGACGGTAGTCGGGGTCAAAGTAACTTAGGATTTTTCGGTCGTAAGCATCTTCCAGCGCGGTGAAGTCGAGTACCCGTATCTCTCTGGTAAGTTGGAATTGCCCGCTGATAACTTTGCCGCCTACTGGAGGCCTGAGTTCAGCAATGCACGTCCTACGCTCGAAGGCACCGTAGAACACCGGCACTCTGGCCGGACTCATGCGACCCGCAGGCGCAAGTTCCTTTGGCGGCGCGGCTAGTTGGCCACTGGGGTTCGCCAAAATATCCCTACTGTAATCTTTCGGCGGAGTGCAATCGCGTGCACGGTAGATCGGCTTACAATCAACGGGATTCAGCATCCGAACAACACCAGGCCCGAAGCCGACTACGCGATAAGAGTCAATCCCCTCGAACAACCACTCCAAAAATTCTTTCGCTTTGTGATTGAAAAAGCGGCTTTTATGCATGAGCCCGTTTCTGAACTCGATCCAGTTTTCCTGCACCTCAAAGGGTAGATGGGTTTTTCTCGTATAGGCTTCCGCGTCAAAAAAACCCTCATCGCCAGGTGACTGGTTTACCAGCCTTTCCAGGACATATCCGATGATTGGATCTTCGTCATCTTCGACCCGGAGGATTTCCCCGATGAAATAGCTGAGTGGGTCGCCTTGTTGCTCGGTATGACTGATGCGGTCCCTGTCCATGTCCCAAATATCTACTAGCTCTCCAATCTCCACTGTATCTATCAAAATCTTGGCTATCTCATTGGCTAGTGTGTCCATCTCAATCGATGGGTTTTCCCTGCCGCAGTTCAAGCATTCGGCTCTGTTCGCTGACTTCATTATCCGGTGTCGAAGAAAGTCTTCGTTTATGCAACCAGCGCAGATCGGTTCGATTATCTCGTCCATTCTTCATCCCCCCACATTGCCCTATGGTTTCGCCTACAGCGTAGCGAGAATGATCGCACTCACGAACTGTTGAACCAAGGTGTCATTCCCCCACACTCTCTTTAAACCCGATTAAAAGTCCTGAGCCGTTCATAAGCCCAGGCTGTGCGCATCACCTCCACGCAGCGCACAGCCATGAAACCACTGCACATCTTCAAGCCCGGCAGTCATACCGCAATGAACGGCGCCCGAATCGACTTTAGCGAGTCGGATCTGGCCGCCACTGTCAGCGCGTATGACCCGGCCTTGCACGAAGCCCCGATGGTTATCGGCCACCCGAAACACGACGCCCCAGCGGCCGGCTGGGTCAAGTCGTTGACCGCTACCGCCAATGGCCTGATCGCGGAACCACAACAGGTGGACCCAGCGTTTGCCGAGCTGGTGGACAAGGGCCGCTTCAAGAAAATTTCCGCCTCGTTCTATCACCCCGATGCCGCCAACAACCCCGTGCCGGGCGTTTACTACCTGCGCCACGTCGGCTTCCTCGGCGCCCAGCCGCCATCAGTAAAAGGCCTTCGTCCCATCGAACTGGCGGACGGCGAAGAAGGCGTCGTCGAGTTCGGCGACTACGGCCACGAACTCAACTCAGACATGTGGCGCAGGTTCCGCGAATGGCTCATCGGCAAGTTCGACAAAGAAACCGCCGACCAGGTGGCTCCGTCGTGGGCCATCGACAGCCTCTCCGAAATCGCCCGACAGCCTGAGTCGGTTAATCAACCCGCTTTCTCTGAACAGTCCCGTCCCACTGAGGTATCCAGCATGTCCGACAAAGACCCTGCCGCCCTTGAGGCAGAAAACAAACGTCTGAAGGCCGACATCGCCAAGCGCGACAAGGACGCCCGTACCGCCGCGCATGACGCCATTCACGGGGCGAACGTTGAGTTCGCCGAGAAACTGGTGGCGGCCGGTATGAAACCGGTTCACGCCCCGGCCGTAATCGCGGCACTGGACTACGCCGATTCTAGCGAAACCCCGCTGGAGTTCGGCGAAGAGGATGCCCGCGAGCCGCTGAGTGACGGTTTAAAGGCGATCTTCGCCGACCTGGCCGGCGGCGTCAGCTTCGCCGAGATCGCCACCAAGGCGCGCGCCGGTAAAACCGTTCCTGAAACCACCAACCCACTGCTGGCCGACGCCGAAGCCCGCAATAAACGATAGGAGGCCCCATGGCCACGTTTAACCAACCGAAAGATCCGGGCGACTTGTTGCTGGTTGAAGTCTGCCCCGGCTGGACGAAGGACAAGGTCACGCTGCTGGGCGGAGTGCATTACGCGTTCGGCCAGGTGCTGGCGAAAGTTTCCGGCAAGTACCAGGTGGTCGACCTCGCCGGAACCGGAGCAGCCAAAAAATCGGCGGCGGTTTTGATTGAAACCGTGGACGCAACTGCCGGCGACCAGCCGGGCGTGGTGGTCTCTCGCGGCGCCGTTCTCGATCTTGCCGAACTGGCTTGGCCGGAAGGGATTACCGAAGCGCAGAAGGCCACCGCCCTCGACGAACTCACCGCCCTGGGCATCGTCGCCCGTGCGGCCCTCTGATCTGGAGTACTCCATGAATCTGCAAGACATGTTCAGCGTTGCCAACCTCACCGCCGCCGTGAACAAGCTCCCCGCAATTCCCGGCAAAGTCGGCGCCATGGGGCTGTTTGACGAAAAAGGCGTAACCAGCACCAGTGTGGTTATCGATGAGCGCGAAGGCCGCCTGGTACTTGTGCCAAACACCTCCCGCAATGACGACCCGGCGCCGATGAAGGGCAGCAAACGCAAGCGCCGCACCTTCGAAACGCTGCATTTGCCGCTCAACCGACCGATTCTGCCGAGCCAATTGCAAGGCGTTGCCGCGTTCGGCCAGGAAGACGCAACGGCGCCCGTGGCAACCGTGATCAACGACAACCTGCAGGAGTTGAAAAACAGCATCGAGGCTACCCGTGAATTCCAGCGTGTGGGCGCGCTTCGCGGCAAGCTGCTGGACGCGGACGGCGAAGTCATCAGCGACCTTTTCAAAGAATTCGAAGTCAGCCAGAAGAAAATTACGGTGGCGCTGAGCAATGCCAGCACCAACGTGCGCAAGGCCTGCCTCGACGCCAAGCGCTTTTCTGAATCCAAACTCGGCGGCGTGATGGTCACGGGCTTCCGCGCCCTGTGCGGGCCGGATTGGTTCGACGCGATGATCGACCATGAAAAGGTCAAAGCCGCATTTGCCAACTACCAGGAGGCGCAGGATCGCCTTGGCGGCGATGTGCGCTCGGGCTTCACCTTCGGCGGCATTGAGTTCATCGAGTACGACGTCACCGTCAGCGGGCAGCGTTTCATTCCGTCCGACATCGCTCAGGTGTTCCCGATGGCCCGTGGGGTGTTCCGTATGTTCAACGCTCCGGCCAACTACAACGAAACCGTCAACACCATTGGCCAGCCGTTCTACAGCAAGGCCGAAGAACGCAAATTGGGCAAAGGCTGGGATCTGGAAGCCCAGGCGAACCCGTTGGCCATGTGCCTGTTCCCTGAAGCCCTGGTCGAGCTGAAGGCGGGCTAACCCATGCGCTATTGCACCCGCGCCGATATCGGCAACGCCATCCCGGAGATGACGCTGATTCAGCTCTCCAACGATGACCCGGCCGCCGCGCTGCCCAACGAAAGCGTGATTGAGGACGGCGTGCGGCAGGCGGAAGAGCTGGTGGACGGCTACCTGCGGGGCCGCTACAACCTGCCGCTCGATCCGGTGCCGACCGTGCTGCGGGATGCGGTGGTGTATCTGGCGCGGCACTGGTTGTATCAGCGTCGCCCCGAGGGCGCGTTGCCCGATGCGGTGAAGGACAGCCGCAAGGACACCATCAAGCTGCTGGAAAGCATCCGCGACGGCGTGGTCACTCTGGGCATGCCCACGGGCCACGCCGCGCCGGAGCCGGGCGAGGTTCGCGTCCGCGTGCGCAAGCAACAGTTCGACGCGGACACTTGGGGGCGCT